AAGAAACCAAGATGGAACATTCAAGAAGGATGTGGCGTGGACTCCTTGGTCAGAAGCATGGGAGTATGGAATGAGTGACGAACTCAAAGACATGTTAGAGCGTGTAGTATGGACCTTCTTGGAGGCTTTTATTGCTTCCTTGACAATCGCACCATTAGTTGGTGTTGACGCAGAAGTAGTTCAGCTTGCCTTATTATCTGGAGGAGCAGCCGCTCTTGCCGTTGTCAAGGCTTACGCCAAAAAACAAATTTCTAAATAACATATTTGTCACACAAGTCCTGTAAACTGTTATTAACAGGAAAAAGGAGGGCTTAATGTCACAAAAAAAGAAACCTATACCTAATGAAATAGGTAACAATTTCTATAAATCAGGTTGGAAACCTAACATAGAGGTTAACGATTTAACTGGTATCGGAGAGATTACACACGTAGGAACAGACCCTGACTTTAGAAATAAGTATGATGAAATACTAAGAGAGTGGAACTTCGACCCTAAAGAGTACGAAATAGAAGGAGCTGTAAAAGTATCGTCCTGGCAACAGCAACTAAAAGGAGGAAGAGTTGAGACTTTTCACGCTTTTAAGGGCATTGTAAGGAAGAAGAAGCCTGGTCACGACAAGTATTTCAAAGAATTATTAAAAAAATCATCTAAGAAACCTCCTTTACAGACAAAAGTGTACGGTGGAGACACAGCTTTCATGTTTTTTATGTCGGATTGGCAGGTAGGAAAGAGAGATTACGGTGTAGAAGCCATGTTAAGCCGATACGAGATAGCTTTACAAGATGCAGTAGCACGCATTAAACATCTAAGAAAGATAGGTGTTGAGATAGATGAAGTACATTTGGTAGGAATGGGTGACCTCACAGAAAATTGTTCTATGAATTACTTTGACAGTCAGCCTTTCAATGTCGAGTTATCACTGATTGAGCAATACGCATTGGCTAGGAATATGATATTCAATACAGTTGAAACATTCCTACCTTTAGTAGATAAGATTATCTTGACAGGATGTCCAGGAAATCATGGGGAGATGACTCGTAATTCTAAAGGCGGGGTGTTAACAAGTAGATTAGATAACTCTGATACCATGCACTTACAAATAATGCAGGAGATATTTGATGCTAACAAAGAAAGATACAAGAAAGTGAAAGTAGAAATCCCAGATGGATTTCACGTTACAACTACCGTCAAAGGAATAACCTGTAGCTACACGCATGGTCACATGGCAGGAGGCTCGGGTGGTAATCCTGAAACTAAGATAGAGAATTGGTGGAAAGGACAGATGTATGGTTTTCTTCCTGCTATGAACTCAAAGATTTTAGTGACGGGTCATTATCACCATTTTCGTGCTAAACAACAAGGTGATAGGACTTGGTTTCAGTGTGGAAGTTTAGATAAGAGCATTGACTTTACGGAAAGGACAGGGCTTTGGTCTCATCCAGGAGTATTAACATTTACTATAAATAAAAAAGGTTGGGATAACTTAAAAATCCTCTGAGTTGTACTCTTTCATATTGTACATATCAGGTGTGTCCTCATCATAACTTAGATTAGGTAAATCAAATCTTGAAAACTTAGGTTTCCTTAATGGTCTTAGTTTCCATATAACATTATCTACATCAACTGTGTTTAAGTCAGAACGATTTAACCATTTTGTTGCACTAAGTTTTACTTTCCAACTGCTACAATTATTAATTAAATCTGTTACTTCGGCTATTTGTTTAGCTGTTGCTTTTATCATTCTTCCTCTTGTTGTACAGCATTTTGTGTAACGAACAAAGGTTTTGGTGGAATGATTGCTTTGATTTCATTCCTACCTTGTTCATCTACAAACATAATCGTTTTGAAAGCTCCTCTTTTCTCAAGCTCTGCTAACAAAACACCTATGGCTGCATCACTTACTGATATATCACTCATATACTCTCCTCTATCTCTATTCTTTCTTTGGCAAAATTAAAATAATCTTCATCTAATTCTATACCAATGAACCATCTTTTCAACCTATTACATACAACCCCAACAGTTCCTGTTCCCATAAAAGGGTCAAGTACTACATCACCAGGTTTGGTAAAGTTATGTAATATCTTTTCAACTAATTCTTCTGGAAAGACAGCTCCGTGTTCTTTGTTGAGTTTCTTTCCTCTTTTAATATCCCATACATTAGACAATGTACCTCTGTCAAATGTAGCTGTGTCAAACTTTCTGGATATTGCGTTATCTTTGTCAAATACAAGTATTACTTCATACTGACTATTCAATACTTTCTCTCCCATAGCAGGTTGTGCGTTTACCTTGTTCCAAATGATTACTTCTTTAATCTGTTCATTAAACTCTCCCATTAGTTTGAACAATGCTCTCTTGTTACCTGTTAGGAACTGAACATTATAAAATACTAAGTCAGAAATTTGTAGCAAGTAATGTATTACTTCTTTATTAAATTCATAGTATTCTTCCATACTTAGGTCATCAGAAAAGTTTTTATATTTAGTTGATATTTTACTTTTTTCAGTTCTTTTTAGATACTTACCATATTTAATTCGTAAATTCATATTGTATGGTGGACTTGTTATGGTTGTATGCACCTGTCCAACAAACATATCTTCTTTCATATACTCTAAACAATCGCCATTGTATAAGCTACTTTTCATAGTATCTTCGCATAATGTTCGTGTAGGTATCCTACTTCTTTCATAGTCTTATTGTTGTTATCAAAATCTGTGGTCTTAGGTTGTTCCTTAAACTCCCAACCAAAGTCATAGCCAACATTAATTAAATCTGTTACTTCGGATATTTGTTTAGGTGTTGCTTTCATTATTCCTCTTCTTTTTTGGTTAGCTTATCTACTTCTTCCTTGCTTAAACCTTTGAACATTTCTTCCAAATCTTCCTGTGATGGTGTATCATCTTGTTGACTTTCAATTGCCATCATATTGATATTGTAATCTTTTACGAATTGTTCAATTAAACTATCTATCCTAGATATATTGGGCTTTTTCCCTGTTAACAAACTTCCACAAGCATCTGATAATTCCATAGACCACTCTTTCATTATTTGTGCTTCTGAAAATATGTTACCTTTCTTCTTCTTATTTCTTTTATTCATGATTAAAACACACCTTTACTTTCATTTTCTAGTTCTTCTTTTGTTTTTAATACTGCCATACAGTACTTTTCTTCGTACTTGTGAGATATAACAGGGTCTTGTAGTTTGTACTTATAAACACAGACTAAATCGTCATCTTGATAGATAAGTGTCCTATCCTCATAAGAAAGAGGACACTCATCTTTAGTTGTTATCTTACATCTCCTATCCTTTGGTGCAGGTTTAGAAAAATCATAATCAGGAAATTTCTTCTCCAACTTAGCTCTAAGTTTATCCACATCAAAGGATATAGGTTGTAAATCTTCTTCTGATGACATTACTAAACCTTGTCTTTCCAGTTAGTAATTATTTCACTAGCAATACCACCTGTGATATTCCCGTCTCCATAAAGTTTTTTTAATTCTGCAAGACCGTCTATGTTATTATCAGTTGCTTTTCTAATAATATCGTTAACCCATTTCATTTGATTAACACTTGCAGGATTTTCTTTCCACTCATCACTCATTTCTTCATCACCTCCCTCATCTAGTTTATGTGATACATCTGTTGGCTCTCCGAATACATTACTTATAGCTGAAGTATCATCAGTAAACGGTGCTTCTAAATCATCATTATAAGCATTCAAAAGTACTTCAAATTTGTCCATGAAAGTACCCATTTGATTTGCATTCCAATCTTCTACATCTTCAGGTAGTCTCTCACTACTGTCTACTTCTTTGACTAGATGTTGGTATGCTTTGTTTTGGATTTCCACTTTTAATTTTTCATCTTTAACCATTTGGCTCATAAAATAATTAAGTTGTTCTCCAACAGATTTAACTGTATTTCCCTGTTTAACTTCAGAATTTTTTGAAGCATCAGGTTTTGATTGTTTAGCATCTTCTTTGCCAAACCATTCAACTTCTTCCCCTGTCCACAAATGGAGTCCAATTCCAAATCTCATGGCACATCTTTTTATTCCGTCACTTGCAACTAGCTTTAGTAGTTCGCTTTCAGTTCCGAAGTTCTTTTTGTCGTTTTGGTTAACATCTCCTATTTCCTCCATAGGACTTTTAAGTCCGTCAATAGACATACTACAAATAGCACCCTCTATCTCTCCGTCTTTGTTTCTTATAACCTCTTTAATAACATAGTTCCACTTTCCAGGTACTACTTCATTCAATCTTCTTGTTATTAAATGATGAGGAACATAGCTACCAAATTTTCCTTTTGGTGCAGGTTGTATTTCCTCTTTACTAAACGGTCTTGTTAACTGTTCATAAGTTTCCTTATTCATTTCCATTGCTATCCTCCTTTGATAGTATCTTGTACACTCTTTGCCTTGTTAATCCAAGCTCTTCTGCAACTTTCGTAACTTTCCAATTCATTTCGTTAATAAGAAATTCCATAAGTTTTTTTCTTTCACTTGTTAAAAATTTCTCCTCTAACTCATTGTCTCTTAAACCCTTTTGTATCTTTTCAGTTGCGTGTTTAACTATCCCGTCTGACGCATTGCTAGTTAACTCAACATTGAATATGATAGTTGTCTTACTTTCGTTCATCTTCCTCCTCTAATAACTATTCTGTGTAAGAATAATGTCTCCAATTTCTTTTTGTACGATTATTGGTTTTCCCTCCTCTAATACTGATATTAGAAAGTGGTTAAACGGGAAGTCTCTCAATCTCGTTATTAATTTTGAGACTTCCTCTCGGCTCTCACAAGAAAATTTTTCTTGCTTTCCGTCTATGCTCGTACTTATTATTGTGAACATCTATTTACTATGTTAATAGCTATTTGCTAGTTTGTAAAGAGTTTAAGGTCTTCATTTGGCTTTGATATTAGCCTAAAACTACTGTCTTTTCCTCCTCCAATAGTTTCTACAATCCACCCGTCTTTTCTTAAATTAAATAGAATGCCACCATGTCTTGTCATTCTTAGGTCAAAAACAAGTTCATAGTTAGCTAAAGGTTTATCGTTTCTGAAAGTTGTTAATACCCATTCGTAAAGTTCTCTTTGTGTTTTAAGTTTATCTTTAGGTACTTCCACATCTCTAAATAAATCTGTGCAGTATTGACTAATTGCCATAGTTTTGTTCCTCGTTATAAACATTTATTTCTTTTAGAAGAAACTTGTTTACTTCTGTTAAGTTCTTGAATGAATATATCTTATCGTTTGCAATACTCATTCCCTCTTCTTCCCACTCTTTAAGAAGTTTTTTTAAGTTAGGTTTAGTATCTTGATAATAACCAACTGTTCCACCATAACATTTAAGTATATGTATCATTGTCTTTGTTTTCTTTCTATATCTTGTATATGTATATCCATTAATCTTTTTTGTACAACTAATGTGTTACACAAATCACAACATATACCTGAAGAAAGTGGCTCTGCGTTATGGCTTTTACCTTTTATTTCTCTTTCACAAATACTACATTCTTTAACTTTCATTCTTCCTCCTAGCATCTCTTATGCTATTAACCACACTCATAATAAAACTAACTACGAGTATCATGGCTATCCAATGTTCCATTATTCTTCCTCCTCCTTAATATTCTGTTTACTCTTCCACATATAATGATGAATGGCTTCCTGATTTTGTGAAAAATAATCTTTCATTCCTCCTCCTCCTTTGGTTTATCTATTAATATCAAATCATTAACATCAATTATGTCATTTAATAGTTCAACATTCTGTATGGTGTACCACTTATCATCATCATCAACTAAAGTAATATCCCATATAACTGGATTATTAGCCATTATTCTTCCTCTCTTGTTTCTTCTACATCTAATCCTGATGTAGTTTCTAAATGTTCTATCCAGTCACTACCACTCATAGAGTGAACAAAATTCTCTGCATCCTCATAGTTCTCTCCCATAAAACGAACCTCAACTTTGTATTCGTATGCCATTATTCTTCCTCCTCCACATAAGTTGATTCAATGGTAGGAGATAAAGTTATATCAAAGAAGTCAATATCATCAGACTTCATCTTAAATACTTTTTTTGCTATTGCAGTTCTCTCTTGTTCTGTTAATCCAGGATTATAAGGAACATAAAAACTAGCATTAACTTTCTGTAACCATACTTTATCCATTTAACCTCCTAAGTAAAAGATTAGTACTAATAATATTATTTGTCAACAACTATTTCCATAAATATAAGGAAGACTATCCGTAACTTTTAACTATGGGCTTAGACAAATAGCTACGGTAGTCTCCCAGTACTGTATAAACAAAGGGGTAGTTTATACATATTTATAGATAGCTTGAAGACAACTAGCTTACTTACTCCACGACAGCAAAACATGTGGCTTACCTATGCATAGTCCGTTTATCTCTAAACGATAAATGTCTGCGTCCGTACTTAAACTAAGACTGTTCAGCCGTTGTCTTCAAGCTACCTACTTATGTAGGAAGTAGTTTTACTTACTACCTCCTACATTAGTTGCGTCATTTCTGACTAGCCAATTATGAATGTGCTTTGCTAATCGCTTTGCACCTCTATCATTCGGCTCTATATCGTTGAAGTAACAAGTTTCATCAAATATGTTTCGTGTTTCTAACACATCAACATAGTTAAATTCACTAGCTAGACGGTATATTCTATCGTTCCACATAGATACAACTGTTTCACAGATATTATCTATATCTTGATAGCTATTAAAGTCATAAGCCATGTTCCCGTCATAACAGGTCAATAGCAAAAACTTCCTGCCGTCTTTTTTCAACTGTCCTATTACAGTTTTGTATGCGTCTATATTATTGTCTAGTTGTCTATTTAGAAGTCCGAATAAATCGTTAATTTCTAAATCCTTTGCCAATAAAGGCAACGCATTTTGTAATAAGTCGTTTCCTCCTGCCGATATAACAATATAATCAGATTTGTCATTCGCTTTATCGCAACTGCCAAGCACATCATATATCGTATATCCGTCAACACTTTGGTCGTTGACTAAATCTTTATTGCGTTTTCCGTTAGGAAGTAGCTCTAAGATATAATCTACTGTATTTTTCTTAGACTTAGTATAGCTATCACAATCTAGCACACTATCCCCAAGAAAAGATACAATCGCCTTTTCGTTAACTTTTTGGGAGGTTGTTAACCAATTTCGTAACGGTTGCGTCTTTGCAACGCTATCAAATTGGCTCATATCCTTATTGTTTCCTGGATTAAGGTTATTTACGATACCGTTTTCGTCTGTTTCGTAACTATAACCTGTCCATTCGTCAATGTATGGGTCGTTTTGGTAATCCAAAATTTCCCCCCTTTCTTTCTTAACCAATGCTACCTACTATAGATAGCTTGTAACACACAAGGAAAATTGATATTGGTACAAAGGAGCCAGTCTATGAGTAACTGGTTAAATATCCTCACAATTTTTACCTCTCAAACCCTATGTGCTACAAGCTACCTACTGCTTATAGGTTTAACGAAACAGGGTTAAAGTATCACTTAACCTAATCGCAGTAGATAACCTAATCATTATATAACTGTTGTCGTTATATGTTGACTATTTCTTTATTTTTTTCAAATCCACATGCTTCCATGAATTTATCATGGTTAAAGTTAGCATTCATGTCTTTGAATTTATCAGCTAGTTTCAATGTAAGATAAAAAAGTTCTTCTTCCAACAAATCTCCTTGAAACAAATCCTTTTCCTCTTTCATGCTCTTTATAACTTCTGCAATAGCTCTAAAGTGCTTTCTAGTCATTCTCTCACCCCCTACTTTGTAATCTTTTGCTTATATATGTTAAGCTATCCCAATTTTCTTTATCTCCAATATTATCCATATACTCCAATGCTTGAAGTTCAGCACCCTTTTTCCCCATATCGGTTATAATATCAAAATAGAACATACCTTTTTCCCCTATTTTTCTATAAAAGTAAATATATCGCCAAGTATTTTTATTCATTCTTCCTTTCCTTTTTAATATTCTGTATCTTGAATGAATCCAACTTTATTTCCATTCAGGTCATACAGATTTATGTAATCTTTTTCTTTAATCTCTGGTACATATCTTGTTAATATTCTTTGAACTTCAAAGATTCTATCATTACCAAAGGCTTCATTACCTGTATCTATTTCTATATTAATTATCATTCTTCCTCCTCTATTACTATCTTTGAATTTGGTCTATTCAGCAAGCCTTTCTCTGCTATCCTATCCCAAACTTCTCTATCGTATCCCAACATACTCTTAAACTCTGCTCTCTTATCAGACTTCCTGGAGTGATAAATATGTCTAAGTTGAGATACGGGAGTTTCTTCCCAATTTTCTTTCCTCTTCTGCTTATCTCTTTCTTTTTTACGCTCTAACTCATGTGCATTAGGTTTTCGCTTAGCATTCTTTAACCTCTGCTTAGCTCTACTTTCATCATTGCACCAATAAACTATGGTTGTAGGAGATACTGCAAAGGATAATGCTAGTTCTCTGTTACTGAATCCTAACTTCTTCAGCTCTCTTATGTCATTAACATCTTGTTGAGTTAGCTTGTATCTCTTATCCTTTAAGCCGTAACCATGCATTATACTTCTTCTCCTTTAGCAAGTTTCTCCAGTTGTCCTAATGTAATCTTAAAACTCATTAATCGGCTTCTTTGATGTCCATAGGAACATGCCTTGTTGCATAGGTATTCTTCGTTACCATGCTCATGAGTATATTGGTACATGTTCGCATCAGTGTCATAATCCAATACATCTTCACAGTAGGCACACCCCTCGTCATCAGATTCATTAAAGTAGTTCTCTACTTGCTCATAACCTTTACCGAGTTCGCCTGACTCGTTTAGTTTCTCCAGTTCAGCAATGTCAATTATTCTTTTATCTAATATCTTCTGCCAATCTTTTTTATTCATGTCATCAACATTCTTCATGTTTAGACCTCCCTTTTTTGATACTCCTTATAAGTATCTATCAGCACTCCGTGAACGGATACGAAGTGCTGTTAGATAATTACTTATCCTAATGGCTCGTTACAATTCTCGCATGTGTAGTCGCTAAGGTAGATAAAATCCCCTGCGTCTTCCAATACTTCTCCAGGTATTGCTGTCATACAGTTCATGCAATCTAATCCACTAGACTTATCTAGTTTTAAGTCTTCGTCTTTTAGTCCTGTAATACTTTGATAAAATTCTCTATCTCCGTACATCTTCACTCCTTAGATTCTCTAGATTCTCTATAGATGCATCTATCCATGATTGAATACACTCTTGAAAATCATCTCTTGCACCGTACTTATCGCAATACCACTTGCTCCACTCGGGACTTTTAAGCTCCGTTGTATTAAGCACAGTATTGAAGTAGTGTACGATACCATCTTCGTCTGCAATATACCAATCAGCTCCGTTGAAGAATCTTAAAGTTCCTCCCTTTGCCTTTAGCAATTGTATTCTCTTTAGTGTAAGAAAGTTCATTTCTTAACTCCTTTGTTTATTCAGTACTTATGTACATGCTACTACCTATCAGTTTTAATGTCAACAACTGTTGATACTAATATCCGTCTAGTTCCTAAGTATTTAATAGGGGAAGAGTTCTTAGATTGATTAGTTTAACTTACCGTAGCCTGTTCTTAATCAAAACGGGTACATAACATAGGCATTGTGTGTACATACATAGTCAATTGATAATGCTTGCGTGTAATACTAGGTTTTTTCGTTCTCCAATTCGTGCTTGAATGGTTGTGTTTCAAGGCGTCAGGGTTAAATCGGCACTCCCTCTTTCTATACAGTACAACCTCTTAGAATATGCTGTTAACAGGTACTACATATAGTGGTACTACATGTGGTATGTACCATATAGTGTATCTATTATATGCTTGCTTAACTGCTCCTGAGGGATTTTTCCATAACAGGCTTATAGGGAAGACCCTAAAAAAGAAATATGAGTGAAATTCTTTCGGTAGCCTCGGGTAGTTGGTTTGTGTTTCTACTGTATCGTATTACCGATTCCAACCTTTTGTACTCCTGATGTCCTCTTCACCTGTACTACCTAATTAAATAACACTATTTAATAACTTGTATATTACCAGAACCATGACTAAAATCAAATTAACTAAATTCTAGGATTTCTATCCTTTGTTTAGCCTCCTTTCAGTACGATAACCAATCTGCCCTCTAGCAATAGAGGGTTGGCTCTAAAATGGGGGTGACCAGGTTAGATTTTTGACAGGCAACTGCCAAGGATTAACGCAGGTTCAATTCCTGCCACCTCCACTTTAGGGACGGTTATCATACTGATTAGAAAAAATTTTTTTTTAGCCACCTATGTTATAGTATGTATATGCCTTATACAAAAACAGGAAAAAAGAAACGCTATCCTTCTAAAAGAAAATCTAGAAGATAGTTATGACAGAAAATCGTAAAATCTGCTTTGCAGCAGGTTGCAAAAGACTACTCCCCAGGGGACGTAGGAAGTTTTGCAGTGACAAGTGTTCTAATAGAATACACATGCAGAAAAAAAGAGCTGCTAAAATAGGAAAAGAGTGGAAACAGGATGAAGAGACACTTACTATTCCTAGCGAGATTGAAGCTAAGAGAAACGTACAGAGCCGTAGAGGAACGGTCTATAAGGATATTGTCGAGTCAGGTCTGGCACAAGATATTCTTGATAAGAAGAACACAATCGCTGATGTTGCTAAGCTCCTTAAAACAACTTCTGGAGCAGTATCAATGGCGTATTCTGCTTTCCTGGAAGATAAACAGATTAAGCAGGCTCAGGATACCTGGTCACTACCTCCTGTCGCAGCAGAGACACTCAAAGACTTCTCAAAATTCAGAGACAGATATTTCCTAACAGAACAAGGTTTACCATACGAAACTCCCAAATTTCATCTAAAGTGGATAGACGCACTTTTAGAATCATTAGACGAAGGTGGACAACAAATGATACTGTCACCTCCTCGTCATGGCAAGACAGAGCTACTAATACATTTCACCGTATGGTTGATTTGCAAAAATCCAAATATAAGAATTTTATGGGTAGGTGGAAATGAGGAGATTTCTAAGAATAGCGTTGGTGCTGTACTCGACACTCTCGAAAACAATGAGCTTCTTATTGAGGAAATCTGCGGACCTGGTAGAAGTTTTAAGCCAACGTCTAGAACTGGTAAGACCTGGACACAAAATCAGTTTACCGTGGCTACTCGTACTGTGTCTGGTATTAAATCACCTACGATTGTTGGGCTTGGAAGAGGTGGAAAAATTCTTTCAAGAGATTGTGACCTCATTATCTGTGATGATGTCGAAGACCACAGT